TTTGGCTTGATGACGAGGCAACGACAGACCCGCCCTGGCTCATCGTGAGCGTGTCAAAGTGGCAGGACTTAACAAGCCTGATCATTGAAATGAGGGCGTAAATGGCTATCGTAATCAAGGGGCTTGATAGCCTGATGGCAAAACTAAACGCAATGGGCGGCAATGTGCTGGACGCGCTCGATAATGCGGTAAAGCAAACGTCACTGTATGCGCAGGGCGAAGCAAGGGCAAACGCGCCTGTTGACACGGGCAATCTAAAGCAGAGCATCTCAACAGAGCACGAGCGCAGCACAGAAGCGGCAACAAGCACGGTGTACACGAATGTCGAGTACGGATTATACCAAGAAATGGGTACTGTAAACATGCCCGCTCACCCCTTCATGGTGCCTGCCGCCAAAGCGTCAGAAAACGTGTTTGAGCATAACGCAAAGAATGAGTTAGAAAAGGCTATCAGAAAGGCGGCGAAATGATGGACAGTCTGCAACCGGAGGTCTACACCGCCTTGCAAGGCACGGGTTACACTGTTTTGTACATGTACCCTCAAGGCGAAATGAATGTGCCTTGCGTGACTTGGTATGAATCAAACAACCGCGAGTACGGGCAAGCAGGCGGCAACGAGTTTGTGACCGAGGTGGAGTACACCATCGACTGCTGGGCGCTCACGCCCGAAGCAACGGCGACAATGGCGGCGGCTGTTGACACGGCACTTGCGGCGTTGCGGCTCAAGCGGACATTCTCCTATGACCTATATGAGCAGGACACGCGGGTGCATCACAAGAACATGCGGTACCGGGCCTTGATTCGGCTCGATGAACAAAAAATCTATCAATAGAGGAGTAAAAAATCATGGCTAAAACCAGGGCACTTGGTACTACTATCACTTTCAATGCGAAGACCATCGGTTCACTGACGAGCATCGGCGAAATCACGCCAGACAGCGAAGAACTGGACGCGACCACACTGGACAGTCAGGGCGGCTACAGGGAGTTCCTACAGGGCTTCAAGGATTCCGGCGAGGTCACGCTGAGCGGATACTATGACAAGGCCGATGCAGGTCAACAGGAGTTGATTACGGGCTACGGCAACGGCGAAGTGAAGGCGGTGGCTATCGCTTTCCCCAACTCGGCAGGTGGCGCGACCTTCAACGCCTATGTCAAGTCGTTCACGGTTGGCGCGGCTGATGTTGATGGTATCGTTGGCTTTGGCGCGACCCTGCGCATCAGCGGTGCCGTGACCGCCACCTGATTGGGGGCGAGTAAATGCCTAAAATGAGAGCGCTGGGGACGAGCATTACTTATGCCCCGGCATACACTTCCAATGACACCGTGGTTATCGGCTCGTTGACCTCGGTGGGCGAAATCAGCCCTGATTCAGAGGAATTGGACGCGACCTGTCTTGATTCAGCGGGTGGTTATCGTGAGTTTTTGCAAGGGTTCAAGGATTCCGGCGAATTGACCTTGACTGGCTACCTTGACCCTGACAAGCCCGGACAGGCGCAAATGGTGACCCTATACGGGTCGGGCGCGTTGGGTTACTTCTGGGTGACCTTCCCTGACCAGGCAACAGTGGCGTTCAACGCCTATGTCAAGAGTTTCACTGTCGGCCCGGCAGAGGTTGACGGCATTGTCGGCTTTGGCACCACACTTCGGGTATCGGGCTTGGTGCAGGTCATCAGCACGGCATACGAAAATGATGATGGTGAGCTGGATGCTACTGCGTACACGGCGACTGGCACGCCTGCCTATCAATGGTATAGCAACAACGAGAATAACTACGATTCACCCACGCTGTTGACGGGCGAGACAGGCGCTACCTACGACACAAACGGCACACCCGGCTACTACTTCTGCAAGGTTACTGTGCCGAACTACAGGCCAGTGTACAGTCAGATTTTCCAAGTGGTTTGACAAGTCCCCGCCCCTCAAAAGGCGGGGCATTTCTTACTATGAAGGAGGAATAATGAAAAGTATTGAACTAAACGGCAAGCAGTACACGATTGAATTTGACATTAACAGCGGATGCGACCTTGAGGACGCGGCGGGGAAGTCGATTGGCGAGGTGGTCAATGACGCGCTGACTAACCTCTCGCTGACCTCAAATCGCTTGATGCTATGGGGCGGGCTGCGCAAGCACTACCCCGATATGACACTCACCGAGGCGGGGGACCTGCTGGTTGGGGCAGACAGGGTGTCCGTGTTGAACGCTTGTATCGAGGATATGAAAGATGCGGGTTTTTTCGGTCGGGCGGCGACAAAGCCGCCGATGAAGAAAGCGACAAAAGTTTCCGAGAAATCTACCACCAACTCATAGACAGCGCGTTTGAGGCCGGTATAAGCGACGCCTGGGGCTTTTGGCGCATGACCCCGGCAGAGGTCAAGGGTCGCATCAAGGCGCACGAAATAGCCCAAAAACGCGCCATAGAGGACGCGGATGTGCTGGCATGGCTGATTGGGTCATATGTCGCGCACGGATTCCATGACCCGAAGCACTATCCAAAAAAGCCTAACGCTGTGGTGCAGACAAAGCCGCTGCCCAGGGGCACAATGGACGATGATGACATCAAGGACGCGCTGACGGTGTTCGCACAGGCACACAACGCCGCTGAAAAGGGGAAAACGCATGGCAATCACGCTTGAAGAACTACAAATCAAATTTTCAGCCGAAACGGGTGCGCTCAAAAGCCGGTTAAGCGACGTGCAAAACCAACTTGGCGGGCTTGAAAAAAGCGCAGACAAGGCACAAAGCTCACTCGGGTTTTTGAAGAAAGCCGGGGCGACCCTGGGCGGCGCAATGATTGGGCGGAAACTCGTCAGCGTTGGTAAGGACGCGCTGATGATGGCAAACGATGTCGTTGAATCCGAGCAGTTGTTTGAGGTGTCCATGGGCAGGATGGAAGCCCGTGCCCGTGAGTGGTCTGACAACCTTGGCGAATCACTGGGACTGAATCCCTACGACCTGCGCAAAAATGTTGGGATGCTCAATGTCATGTTTGGCAGCATGGGCGTGGGCGAACAAGAAGCCTATGACATGGCAACCAGCCTGACGCAACTGGCAAATGATATGGCATCGTTTTACAACCTCGACACCGAAGAAGCGTTTACAAAACTACGGGCTGGCATCACGGGCGAGACTGAACCTTTGAAACGGTTAGGTATCCTTGTGGATGAAAACACCGTTAAGAATTACGCCCTTGCAAACGGCATTGGCACACTGACGAAAAAAGGCAAAAAGCAAATCCATACCATGACCCAGCAGCAGAAACTCCAGGCCAGGTACGGCGCGATCATGGAGCAGACTTCAAAGGCTCAGGGCGACCTGGCCCGGACGATGGACAGCCCGACCAATCAACTGCGGCGGCTTAATGCTGAGTTTGATCTGGCTAAAATCGCTCTGGGGCAAGCGCTACAACCTGCGCTGTTGGCGGTAATACCCGCAATGACTGGATTTGCCACCGGATTGACGCGGATGCTCAAGGGCGGGTCCGGAGGCGATCCGCTCAGCGGTACGATCAATGACTTGGCAGGCGCGACGGCGGCAATAAAATCGCGCGTCGATATGTCGATTGTTGACATCGTTGCAGATATAGCGCGGCTGCAGGGCGCTACGGAAACAGCCGTTGACGGGTATATCCAGGCCGCGTCAGAGACGCGCGATTTGTACATCAACATCAACCTCAAGCCGCAAAACACCGTCTATATGAGAATACTCAGCATCTTCACGCAACTTAACAAACAAATCGACACGGCGAAGACGCTGCTCTTCAAGGATGAAATCAAGTCTAAACTGGACGTCATCCTGCAGGACGGAGTGGTTACTGGCCCTGAGCGCCAAAGCCTGCTCGATTACCTGGCAGAAATCGAGGCGAAGCTTAGAGAGGAAGCCGAGGAAAAACTCAAGGCGGTACAGGCCGAGGCGAAGTATAAGCTCAACACGGGCGAAATCGACCTGCCCACCCATGACCAGATGCTGATAGACGCTCAGGCCGAGTATGACGCGACTATTGGCACGATTGACAGCCTCATTGCTGAGGCAAAAGCCGAGGTCGGCATATCGGACTGGACCGCCAGCACCATCTCGGCGGATGACCGGACAAGGATGACCGACGCCATCAACAAAGAAATTGCGGCAGGTGATGCCCTGCTGGTAACGGCACAGGCACAGGCGCAGGCATTGTTTGAAGGCTCGTCCCTCGAAAAGGCTGTGCTTGGTATCTATGGCGACCTGAAAGATAAGGTCAAAGAAAATAACGAAGCCCTTCAAGAAATGCTTAATGGCTGGTATGAAGGCCACGAAATAGACTGGGAAGAGGCATGGAGGATTCGTCAAGAGAACGCGGACTTCCTGGCGATTGCGACTGGTGGATTAACCGCACAGGGCGAGGCCAGGAAACTTGCGCTTGGGCTTGGGGATGCGACACCCGAGGAGATAGCAAACTTCGCCAAGGGCTATGAGGAAGCGTTTAAGCCAGTAGCCGATAGCTTCAAAGAGATTTATGATGACCGGGTTAATTTTATCGCCAGCCTTCCGGATGAGTATATCGAAGCGCAAGGTACCACGCGCAAAGAGATGTACAATACCGCAAAATCGGAATACGACGCAGCCATTGCAGGCGCGAGCGGTACGATTATGGACGCGGCGATGGAGGGGTTAGCGCCACAAATCAACAAAATCTTTAGTGACACCGCAACCGCGGACATCTTTGACGTGGCAATATTACGCGATGCAGTGCGCGAGTTGGCACAAAGCATGAGCGATGCTGGGCAGGATGCTATGAAGCTGTGGGACTTGGAAAGTCAACTCGGCGGGCTTGCGGATTGGCTGGATTTTTCTTCCCGTGATTTAGACACACGAAAAAAGGGAATGCCCGACTGGTGGCGCGATGAATCGCGGCTTATCCCG